TCAAAACTTATTTTTCCTTGCGTAAATCCTTTGCGCAGAGTTTCCATATTTTTATAGAAATCTGCTTCAACACCTGAAATTTCGCCAATGATTTTTGCGCGCAAGTTACCCAGCGCAGTCATAAACTTTTTGGCCTCTTCTGTATTTGCGGCGGCTTTTGCTTTAAAGCCATCCATCAAATTCATAGTTTTTTTAATTGCTAATTCTTCTTCAGTAGCGGCAGGAAAAGTTTGGCCAACAAGCTTGCGCGCATTTAAAATTCTTTCAGTAGTAGCATCAACCTGTTCTCTTGCGGATTTAGCTGCCGCCACCATTTCTTCGCGTATGCGTGCCGCCTCAGCAAAATTAAGTCCAGCAATCGCTTTTACCTGTCCTGATAAGCCAATTAATTCTGCAATAATTTGCTCAACTACATAAGCAACATTAACACCCAAAACAGCTACAGCTTCAAATGTTACAGATAAACCCTCGGCAATGATTTGAAAAACTTGCGTTTGTTTTCCGGCATCGGCTGTTGATCCGGTAAACGCTTTCATTATCAGCGTCAAATCGCCGAGTACCTTAGAAAATGCGGAAGTAACACCAGAGGCTTGCCCAGCTGCGCCAACAAACAAAAACAATTCGTTTTTAAATGCTTGAAATGCGCCGCTAATTGTTTGAATTGATTTTGCTTCAAGCTCAAGTTCTCTTAAAGCTTTTGGCAAAACTTCTGCCATGATGGATGATGTAATCTTTCCTTCTGTTGCCATCTGACGAAGTGCACCAATAGGAACACCCATACCATCAGCAAGAGCGCGCATCAATCTTGGCGCGGCCTCGTTTACAGAATTAAATTCTTCCCCGCGCAAAACGCCACTAGCAAAAGCTTGTGACAGCTGTAACATTGCACTTGAAGATTCAGCGGCAGTGGCACCACTAATTTTCATCCCCAAAGAAACTACGCGAGTGATCGCCGCAACACGCTCCTGAGATGCGCCAAGCTCTTCTGTGGCTTTAGAAATCCTGCCATATAAAGTGCCAACGCTGCTAAGATTTGTTTGTGATTCTTGCGCAATCGCTTTTACATAAATTTGCGCTTTGGCAAAATCTTCGGTGCTTGTTGTGGCAAGCTTTATCTGGGCGGTGTATTTTGTATAAGCATCGATTGTGTCGATAATTACTTTGCCAGAGAAAGCGGCGGCAAGAGTGCCGCCTAATCCCCCAAGTAAATTTTTGAGCCTATTTACATCTTGCTCAATGCTGCCAAAAGTTTTTTGAACAACCCTACGTGCAGAATCCATATCGCGCGAGAGCCGCGCGACGTTTGCTGCCATTTCCAGTGTTAGTGTGCCAACATTCATTTTTTCGCTTGGGTAAAAGCTTTGAAAGCGTTGCCAATCTTCCTGCCTACCTGTTCCCGATCAAAATCATTAACCGGATCACCATATGGCGGTGGGCATTCAGGCCTCTCACTATCTAACAACTGCGCAATATATTGCCGAGATAACATTTGGATAATCGAAAATTCCCAAGATGTTAACTCTATGCCGGTACAGCTCTGCCAAGCCTCGATTTCTTTAGCACTTAGCGGAGCCGCCGACATACCACCAGTTTCAATCGCACCAAGATCAAACCAATACCGCAGAACATATTCAGCTTCACCAATATCTGGCATTAATGGCTTACCACCATTTGCCTCAATTTTTTCTGCTCTGGTTAAGCTTTTTTCTTCTGATGTTACTGCTTTTGAATTCTTTTGTTTTGGCACCGTTCTAAACCAAGCCAGCTGCCGCACATAAAGAATTAAACTTTGGCTGATCCCTTGGTAAAATTTGACCAATCACCGATGGCTTTATTAATCTGCTCAGAAATAAATCCGATTGCAGGATCACTATAGGCCGCCTTAAACATTTCAGTGCCAGTCAAATCTTTATAAACGAAATTATTAAACGAACATGTGCAAGCAGATAAAAATTCTGAATCAAGCTCGCGCTGTTCATCATCCTTCATCTTTTTTGCGCCGCCTCTGCGAACATATTCCAGAATTGCGCGGTTGCGAACACCTTGTGCCTTTTGATATTGCTTTGATCCTGGGCCGTAAACTGTAATGCTGATTGGCTCATTTTGATCATTAACAAGTGGTTCGCCATCCGGGCTTTCAAGCTCAACGATGGCGGTATCTTTAACAGCAAGGGAAGAAATATCAAACATGGTAATCCTTTCGCGGGGTGATTTAATGTTGCCTGTACTCAGCGCAGCCTCACCCCGCGAAGGATGAGAACCGCGCCGAGCCAGTGCGCTGTTTGCCATTAATATTGTTTACGCTGCCAAAGATTCAACAACGCCAACACCGGCAGAGTTTGTTGTCAATTCGATTGTGCATGTAGCAGTAGTGATCGAATCAACGCCGCCAACGCCGACTTTCCAAGACATTACTTTTGCTTGGAAGTAATATTTGTCGCCGTTTTGGGTAACAACTTGGAATGAATAGCTGTTGTCGCTTAGACTTGCGGCTTTCATTACAATTTGACCGGCATCATCAGTATCCAGACCCAACGACAAAGTCATCGTGCCTTCGTTAAATGAGCCTTTGAATTTCTGCGTGCCGCGAGTGCCAACAGGGTTGTGAGTAACAAGAGCAAACTCACGCCCAAACTCGCCAAGATCAGTAATTTCACCGACAAGGGCTGGAACCGGCGAAGCGGTAAACAGGGTGTTATAACCGGATGCGTCATAGGTTGATGGTGCAGATGATGTAACTCGCAGAGTTGTCCCTGCGGATGTACGTACAGTCATGATTATTTCCTCTCAAAACAAAAATAAAACCCGCAGGGTGCAGGCGATTCAAGCCATGTCGAAATATTCGCCATAGCTTTTCGGGTAGCTGCTTTATTCATAATAAGCAAGCGTGTAATCAGCAGGTTGTGTCCATACTCCAGCATCATTATCTTTTTCCATAATGCCAAGAAAATTAAGGCGGCAACTCATAATAAGCTTTGTGCCAACAAGCGTATTATGCTTGAAATCAAAGACAACGCGCAAGGCACTATGTATATTTTTTACCTCTGGGATTGTAGCCGCGATAGGGTTGAATTGTACCCTAGCACGAGCAAGTTGCCCACTTGGGCGAGCATAATCCAAATTTGGATCGGGAACATCGTCAATTACCTGATAAACAATGGCGGGAAAAGCAGAGTTTTCCGGTAATTGATAAAGTGCTCTGCGATTGCCAACAATATTTGTAATTGTGGCGGTATTAAGCATTTGGCCAATAATAATTTCTGCATTCATTTTTTCCGCAGTTCCTTTGTTAGCCTTGTCCGAATGTAATTTGCCGCGATGGTAACCGCTTCTGTTGCGCCGGTATCCAAAGCAGTCCTCATAAAAGGTTTTGCACGTGCTCCGGGGTGTGCTACACTTGCGCCAACAAAGTTCTGACCTATCTTCAAGCTGCCTCTTTTAACCATGCGGTTGATTGTTCTAACACTTACTTTGCGCATTCCGCGCCTAGTCAGCTTTTTTGGTTTCGCATTTTCATTTACTCGAATATAGTGAGCGGATGTTCCAAATTCTACCATGTGGGCATAAAAGACTTCTTTATTTCCTACGCTAACTGTGGCTGAAACTCTTCCACGCTTCGATCTTGTGCTCACCCTAAGTGTACGCTTTAAGTCTCCATTATCGACAGGGATTAATTGCTGCACTTTATTTTTAAGAGACACCGCCCCTGCGCGAACTGCGCCGCGCATTATATTGCCTTCAATCTTTGGCGCCAATGTTTGCAGAGTTTTATATAACTCTGACAAACCCGAAACCGCCATTTCACTGACCATCTAAACTTCCTTCATCACATTGAAATTCGATGTGCTTATTTGCCTCATCAATATTTCGTGCCGCGATAATATTAAAAAGTCTGGTGCCGTATTTAATTCGCCACGCGTCCACTGTTGTGGGCGGCATAAAGTTTTTATTGTATCGAACCGTAACAAGATGACTCAGCGTCGATTCTACTACCATGGCACGCAATTTTTCGCTTCCGCCCAGCGGCTTAATGTTCGCCCAAACCTCTGCCAAAGTTGTCCATGTAGGGATTTGTTGGCCATAGGCGTCAAGGGTTGTGCTGCGCTGTTGCAGTTCAATCCTTTGTTGTAATCGGCCAATATACATTTAAACCCCTAAATTAACACGGTGTGGCGTTAAAAGATATGTTGTTGTCATAGGCCGCTCATAACTTTCTTTTTCGGCGATTGATTCTCTGTTCTCATACCAAGTGCCAATCATAATTAACATGGCTTGTTTGAGCGAGATTGGTAATGGATAATTATTTGGGCTGCCAATTGTAAACCCGGCAATAAAATTAATTAATACCGCGTTTGGCTTTACCTTTGTTGCTGGCCAAGGCTCAAGCGGAAAAAGTTTTGCTGGAGCAGAATAATTGTCCAACTGATATTTAGTATTGCTTAATGTTTGTGTTGCGCCGCCAGAATCAACGTATGTTACAGAAGTAATAGATTGAACCGGCGAAAGAAATAATTCAATCGCATCTATAGGAAAAGCATCAAGCGCCAATGTATAACTAGATGCAGCAATCGCTAATCCGGTGTGTGATTCTGCATTTTCTCTGGCTGCGATAATTAATGCCGAAACAATCGAATCATCAGGATGCGATGGCGGCGAACCTTCGGTGTCTAAGCGCAGATGTAGCCGCGCCTCTGATAATGTAATTACTTCAGTTGGCGTTTGGCTGGATCGCTTCGGCGGCTTCATCTTGTTCACCTATGTTCTTTTGAAAATAAAAATTGGCATCGTTGCCAATCCATTTTCTTAATTGAGAAAAATTTAAATCAGGGGTGCCATTAAAGTTTTTATTGTGGCCTTGCCCAATCCCCGGCCTTCCTGCTAAGCCTTTAATGCCTATAACACGATTTTTTTCTTCAAGAAAAACCTTGCTTGGAGAAAATGCTTGCCAAAGCAGAACATCTATAAATTGAATCTTTCCACGGGCAACCGATCTAAAAGCATCAATTGCGCTGCCTTTCATTGCCGTAGAACACAAACTTGCATGCGACTTATTTTGATGATCTTTCCAACGCTTTTGCTGCACGTTGTAATATTTTGCTAAGCCTTCGCCAATTAAATCATATTTGTCTAATTGTAAATCAACCCACTCAAGCCAATCTGAAGAATACCAATCATCATCCTCAATAATTACCAAACGATCATTAGCCGCAAGCAGTTCTAATCCAGCCTGAATATTTCTTGCTTGAGTATTTTGCCCCGGCGTCCAAAATGGTTCTGGCCTAACAACAATGATTTCCCATTTTCTTTTAAAACTAATTTTTTGAGGCTGCTCGCCATCGTCCACAATAATCCATCGCACAGCGCCAGTATATGTTTGACGCTCCATCCATTTCTGACATAATTTCCACGCCTCTGGACGAGCACCTGTCATTGTTAATAGTGTTAACATATTTTGATCGCTTTTTCAAGTGTAAGTTTTTCGAAACATGTGAGCGCAGTTTCTCTGCTAGCATTAATAACACGAACCCCTTCATTTTGCAAATCTTGCGCAAGATAAGGAAATTTGGCTTGCCACATTTCAAATGGTTGCCTCGTTGTTAATGTTCTCGGGTGTTGCCCAAACCAATGCGCTTTGCCATCCTTCGAAGGGCTACAATCAAAACCTAACAAAACAATATTTTTTGCGCCCCAATTATATGCAAGATTGATCGCTTGATATCCGCTGTTGCCGCCCTGATAAATTGTTCCATATCGGCCCAGTCCACTTTTCATTTCGCTTTCAATATAATTTATTCTGAAAGCTTTTTGCGCCCACTTGTCTTGCGTCCAGAGTTCACCTTTGAATTCTGTGCTGACTCGTGCATGGTGGTGTTTCCACCATTGTCCGTCGCATGCGTATAAGATGTCTGCGAATTGTGCTCGCTGCCAACTGTCGTTGACTGCGATAATTCTCCATCCTGTTTTTCCGATGAGCTCACAATCTTTTTCTGTGAGGCTTGGCCCACTGGCGATGATTCCGACAGTTTCGCCATACCAACGCCCAGTGGTGCGGTTGATTGGTTCCCTGAAACTGTCTTCTGGGGGTTTTCAATTTGGACTAAGCCAATTGATTCGAATTCTTCTGCGATCAGAATTGGCAATTTCATTCGCTGTTTTCTTGAAACGCTTCCAATCCTTGTATCGGTAAAATGCGCAAGAATTGTTACATCGACTATTTCAGGCATTTTATTTTCCTTATCTTTCATCCCATATTGCTTTAAAAATACCGACACAAGTTGCGCCATCTGTATTCGTAAGCTTTATAAAGTTTGTGCTAGGTGGCAATCCGACTTGATGCCCTTCTGCCCCAGCTGCCCCAGCTGATTTTTTATTTCCAGAATCTAATGCAAAAACATCGATCTTTGTGCCGCCGGTAAATGTGCCGCCAGTTGTTAATACTAACTGTGAGGAGTAACTTGTATCCACATTACTTGTTGTATTAGTTCGAAAAACTGGAAATGTATTATTCCAAGTTCCACTTGCTGTTCCGCCACTAAACCATTCAAACTTTAATTTAGCAGAATCAATTTCAAGAAAAAATTCTTGAAAAATAGTATTTGCCCCAATTACTGTACGAATCGCCAGTGATTGCCCTGTTGGGATAGAAAATTCATAAAATGTTCTAAATTCTCTGCCGCGATAAAAAGCAGATTCAGCAATTCCAGAAGACACAACAGCGTGAGTACCATCACCAACATCAACATGACGAACGTATGCACGCTGTGGGCCTTCCCAAATAACATCCATATTTACCTCACTTTTAATTATCCCTTACCAAGTTATTGGTAAGGGATAATGCGCACTTTATTAAGGGAACGTGCCTTTGATAAACGCGGCTGGACGATATACTGTCAGCGCCAAACGTTCTTCAGCCAACAATGTTGCCATATTCTTTTTGAAGTTGTCG